GCCCCTGACGGATTTAAATCATCTCAAGATACTAAAACTAAACAACAAACAGGACAAGATGCAACAGAAGTAGACAAAGAGCCCACATTTGACAGTGGTGCTAATAACATTGCCAATGCTACAACAAGACAAGTGTCATATACTGCTGATCAAAGTGGTACAGATAAAAAAGGTGGCGGCGGCCAAGAAGATATTTCCACACGAATAGCTAGAAATTTTATGGATGCACTGGTGTTGGGACAGGATCTAGTGAATACAGATTTGAAAATTCATGGAGATCCTTATTTTCTTGGTGATAGCGGAATTGGAAATTATACCAGTCCTGAAACAAATTATAGGATGATCAACAGTGACGGCAGTATGAATTATCAGAATACTGAAATCTATATAGTTGTTAATTTTAGAACACCTACAGACATTCAAGAAGGTACCAACGTTTACAAAAATTTACAATCTAGTTCTATGTTGGTACAAAGTTTCAGTGGGCTTTATAAGATAAAGTTTGTAGAAAGCAGGTTTTCTGGTGGCAAATTTACGCAGACATTAGAAATTATTAGACAAGTACATCAAGAATTGGTAGACAGAAATGCACCAGAAGTTGCGCTGGGTGTTAACCAAGATGCTGGTCCCCCAGTCGACACTTCGCTGCAATCTGATGATCCTGATTATGAACAGGCCATTGCTAATATTGAAGCAGACAGTGTTGGTTCGGAATCTACTATAAGCGACCAAGAAATAACAAATAACAATGCCGCACTAGGCGATTGGAACGGATAATGAGTAATGACGATAGACTAGCAGAAGGCGCTAAACCGGATTCTCGTCCTGGACCTTTTTTAGCCAGAGTGGTCAGTATCACTGATCCCTATTATATGGGCACATTGGAAGTGGAACTGTTACACGAGTCTGGCAATCAAAATGCTAGAGAAGGCCAAGTGCATCAGGTCAAATACCTAAGTCCGTTTGCTGGCAGTACCAGTGTGGCATATGTGGACGAAAACAACGAATACAACAGCACACAAAAATCATACGGCATGTGGATGGTGCCGCCCGATATTGGCAACACAGTTGTAGTAATCTTTATAGACGGGGATCCTAGAAGAGGATTTTGGATTGGGTGTGTGTTAGATCCTAATGTAAACTTTATGGTACCGGGGTATGCTGCTACATCATTTAATGTAGACGGCGATAAATCAAGAACTCCCGTTGCTGAATATAATAAAAAAGCAAACGATATCAGTGCTAAAGATACCACACGATTGTTGAAACCTTTTCATCCATTTTTGCAAGACAGATATCTTGAACAAGGCCTGTTAGAGGATGACATTAGAGGTATTACCACATCCAGTGCTAGAAGAGAAATTCCCAGTGCTGTGTTTGGCATATCGACTCCTGGCCCAATTGATAAAAAAGGTCCACGTGGAAAAGTTGGAAAATTTGAGCATGCTATTAACGAAGCATTTATCAGCAGAGTTGGCGGCTCAAGTTTTGTTATGGACGACGGTGATGATAAATTTCTTCGTAAGACATCACCGTCAGAAGGTCCTCCTGAATACGCAGCAGTTGAACAAGATGAAACTGACGGTGATGTTTATAGACCCCACAATGATTTATTAAGATTTAGAACACGTACAGGTCATCAAATACTGCTACACAATACAGAAGATTTAATTTATATTGGCAATGCTCGTGGCACCAGTTGGATTGAAATGACCAGTGATGGCAAAATAGATATCTATGCTGAAGATAGTGTAAGTTTGCACACTAAACAAGATTTAAATTTCTATGCCGATAGAGATATTAATTTTGAGGCAGGACGAAATTTTAATACTAAAGTTGCAGGTGAAATGCACACACATGTTATTGGAGATCAAATTTTAATCGTTGATGCTAATCAAAAAATTCATATTAAAGCAGCAGTAGATATAACATATGATACAACATACACTCACCATGTAAAAGAAGATGTTAATATTTTGTTTGATGCAAATTATCTACATCATGTAAAAAGCGATGTAGACTGGGTGTACGATGCCAACTGGAAACATAAAGTAACAGGCCAAGTAGACTGGAACTTTCAACAAGGACTCAACTGGGACGTAGGCGGTGGGTCTGGCGGCGGCGCAACTGTAAATTCTACCATTTTTGGAAGTGAAGTTATTAAAAGAACAGGTAATATTGATTATACTGTAGTAGGTAACAGAAAAATTACTACTACTGGTAATTTAGATATTAATACTGGCGGCAACACTGCAATCACATCTGGCGGGTCACTAGATATTAAAAGTGGCGGAGACAGTAGATGGACCGGTGGTGGCGCAACCAGCATTGGCGGAGCATCATTGGTGCTTAGTGCTGGTACAATTAATCTTAATGGTCCAGCAGCACCCACAGCAGTTACGGCAGCAGTTGCCGCAGCACCTGGCGGCGCCGACTCTGCAAGTGAGGCCAGCGAAGCAGAACTACCAAAAGAATTAAAAACTCACAGTTTACCAGATGAAGAAGGCAGTGAATTAACGCAGTCGATCATGCGTAGAATACCCACACACGAGCCTTGGCCACATCATGAAAATCTTGACCCGGTAAAATTTAAACCTGATCAGACTGATAGGGATATCGATGATAGGAACGAGGGAAATAGTTCGTCAATCGCCGATACGTCTGAATATTGGAAAAAATACACTACTGGAACAGATACATTTGCTAAAATTTCAGGAGCAAGCGAAATATGACAATCAACAACAGATTATATAATAGAATCACAGTCAAGGGACCAGGTCAATCTCAACAAACTCCTAACACAAAAATTTACAAAGGTTTCAGTACAATTAGTAATGCTACTGAAAATTTTGGATTGTATGATCTCGCATTGATCAAACAAGACATAGTAAATCATTTTCACATTCGCCAAGGCGAAAAGTTAGAAAATCCAACATTTGGCACAGTGATTTGGGACCTATTGTATGAACCATTTACTCCCGAAGTTCGAAATGCCATTGTAAAAAATGTTGAAGATATTATAAATTACGATCCTCGGATCAAGGCCGACCAAATCATTGTAAATCAATACGAAAGTGGGATACAAATTGAATGTGAATTGGTATATTTAAATTTCAATATAAGTGAAAGTTTGCAATTTAAATTTGATCAAGACAATGGTCTAATAAGTTAAATGCGTAGTTTAATTTACAAATAAATATACTGAACAAGGATAAACGATGTCATCTACCGATCGTCAGAATCGATTACTAGTTGCTGAAGACTGGAAACGCATATATCAGACTTTTAGAAATGCTGATTTCCAAAGTTACGACTTTGAAAATCTTCGCAGAGTAATGATATCTTACATTAGAGAAAACTACCCTGAAGATTTTAATGACTATGTTGAAAGTTCTGAATACCTAGCGTTGATAGATCTTATTGCGTTTTTAGGACAAAGCATAGCATTTCGTGTAGATTTAAATGCCCGTGATAATTTTTTAGAACTAGCAGAACGTCGCGAAAGTGTATTGAGATTAGCAAGACTGTTAAGTTACAATGCCAAGCGGAATTTAGCAGCCAACGGATTTTTAAAATTTACCAGCGTAAAAACTACAGAAGCAGTGATTGATTCTAACAACAGAAATCTTTCAGGCATCACAGTAGCATGGAATGACCCCACCAACGCCAATTGGAACGAGCAATTTATCAAAGTAATTAATTCGGCATTGGAACCCAACAGACAATTTGGTAAACCTGATGCCAAGGCCACCATAGTAGGAGTTCCTACAGAGCAGTATAGATTTAAAGGCATCAGCACCGATGTGCCAGTGTTTGGGTTTACTAAAGCAGTTGATGGCCGAAACATGCAATTTGAAATTACCAGCACAGTTATAGACACGTTGAATTCCGTGGTGAAAGAAGAGCCACCAGCATTGGGCGTAACACCTGCTTTTATCTACAAGGATGATGGCAAGGGCACTGGGTCAAGTAACACTGGATTTTTCTTTCACTTTAGACAGGGCCAACTTAATACCGGCACATTTACACTAGATCAACCAGGGTCAAATGAAATTGTTGACATAGATGCTGCCAACATCAACAACACAGATGTATGGCTATACAAATTAGACAACAACGGTAGAGAATCTCAGTACTGGGCTCCGGTATCTGATTTCAAAGGCAACAACACCATTTACAACAGTTTAGAAAAAAATATAAGAAACATCTATAGTGTCATTACCCGTGTTGGTGATAGAATAAGTTTGAATTTTTCTGACGGAGTATTCGGCACGTTGCCATTAGGCACTTTTAGAATCTACTATAGAACCAGCAATGGATTTTCCTACACTATTAATCCCAAAGACATTCGTTCAGTAAGTGTGGATATTTCTTATGTCAGTAATACAGGTCAAATTGAAGTATTAACAATTAACATGAGTTTGTTGTCCACTGTGGTCAATGCAGCCGCCACAGAAACTAATGACAGTATCAAAACTAATGCGCCGGCCAGTTATTACACTCAAAATAGAATGATCACAGGAGAGGATTATAATATTAGTCCTTTAGCAGTGAGTCAGGAAATTCTCAAGATCAAAGCAGTTAATAGAAGTTCCAGCGGAATAAGTCGTTATTTTGATCTAGTGGATCCTACAGGAAAATACAGTAAAACAAATTTATTTTCTGATGACGGCGTAGTTTATAAAGAATTGTATTCTGACAGTTTTAGATTTTCTTATGTGACTAAAACTGATATTGAGTTTGTAGTTTATAATCAATTATTCAATGTTATCAAAGATGATAACTTAAAAAATTATTTCTATGCCAATTACGAAATTGATACATCTGCAACTATTATTTCAAGATGGTATTCTAAGACAGTAGACACTAATCAAAGCACTGGATATTTTGGAAATATAGTAGACACTATTCCGTATGCAACCGGACAATTTACCAGCACTGATTTAACTTATGTTGAATCGGGAGCATTGGTTAAATTTACTGCGCCTACTGGTCAGTATTTCAATAAATCTTCCAATAATAAATTAGAAACAATTCCGTCAAGCGGAATTCCATCTAACGGATCTACAGTATTATGGACTAAAGTTGTATCTGTGACCGGTGACGGCACTGCCAACAACACCGGCACTTTGTCTACCGGTTTTGGTCCTATTATATTAAATGACATTGTTCCTAATGATGCTAGATTATCTAGAATTATTCCTAAATATAAAAATACAATCGAAAGCAGCACAATTACAACTATTATTGATCTAGTGTTTGATAATAGACCATTTGGTCTGAGATATGACAGAACAACTAGAACTTGGAAAATTGTTTTTGAACAAAATTTAAATGTGTCTAATCTGTTTAGTCTAGGTAAAGCAGGTGACAGATCTAATCAAAAGTTAGATTCTAGTTGGTTAATTTTGTTCACACCAGACGATGAATTTTACACAGTTAATTCTAGAAAACTTCGTTACATATTTGAGAGTGATCAACAAATTAGATTTTATTACGACAGCAGTGATAAAATTTATGACACTAGAACAAACACAGTGGCCAAAGATAAGATAAAAGTTTTAAGTATAAACACTGCGCCCGCACCATTGACTTCTGCTTATACTTTTGATAGAGATTGGTCTATTCTCAAAGAATACAGTGGATTAGATGGATACGTTGACACTAAGAAAATTGAAATTACTTTTACCGATACGGACGAAGACAGTGTTGTAGATAATCCAGATATCTTTAATGATATTGTTGATCCTCCTTCTGTTACAGAAACAAATCTTGAAGTCCTTCAGAGAAAATATATTATACAAGAAAAATATACTATCGGTGATCGTCAGGAAGATTATCGATACATCTATAATGATTTAACTAATCCTGTAGTTATAATTTTACCGTCAGAGACCTCAATTTCTTCTTATTCTCAATACGTAGAAGCACAACATTTTTATTTTATTGACACTGATGTAGTAAAAAAATTAGACAAAGTTGCGTCTACGCTGATACCAAGTTTGCAATACAAAGTATTAGTTGGTCGAGATAGATTAAAATTCCAGTATATTCATAATGCAGATTATGAAACTAGAATTGATCCTGGAATTACAAACATTATTGATATTTTTATTTTAACTAAAGAATACGACACTGCATATAGACAATATGTCAACGGTTCAATCGAAGAAGAACCGCTACCTCCTAGCAGTGACAGTTTATATAATGATCTTCATCCTACATTAAGAAAAATTAAATCTATAAGTGACGAAATCATTTATCATCCTGTGAAATTTAAAATATTGTTTGGCAGTCTTGCAAAAATAGATTTGCAGGCCACATTCAAAGTGGTAAAAAACACAGAACAAGTTATCAGTGACAATGATGTTAAAACACGAATATTAAATTCTATAACAAAATTTTTCTCAATTGAAAATTGGGATTTTGGAAATACATTTTATTTCGGGGAATTATCAACATTTGTATTAGCAGAACTTTCACCGTTTATAGTGAGTTTCGTCATTGTGCCCAAAGCAGACAATTTATATTTTGGTAGTTTGTTTGAAATCACATGTGAAAAAGATGAAATTTTTGTAAATGGAGCAACAGTTGATGATATCGAAATTGTATCCAGTATTACAGCAAGTAAAATAAAAGCCATCGGTGCAATTACGACAACCGAAAAAATTGCAAACAAAAATCAAATTTCTAGTTCTTAAAGGTAAACAATGGCATACGACAACAGTCAAAACGAATACCCAGTTCCGATAGATCCTTCTTCAAGAAAAATTTCTAGCCTACTGCCTCGTTTTTATAGATCTGACAGCAACAAAAAATTTGTTCACGCTACATTAGAACAATTGTTACAGCCTGGCACTGTAAAAAAAGTCAACGGATTTATTGGTCGTCAAGACAGCAAAGCCACCACTGCTGATGATATCTTTGTTCAAACTTCTACTACTGACAGACAAAATTATCAATTAGAACCCAGTGCTATCATCAAAGATGATCTAGATAATGTTGTGTTTAACAAAGATTATCTAGATCATATCAACCATATTAGTGTGCAAGGTGGTATAACAAATAATCATCGTAGATTAAACAAACAAGAATTTTACAGTTGGAATCCATTGATAGATTGGGATAAGTTTGTAAATTTTCAACAATACTATTGGTTGCCTTACGGACCTGCTGCTATCCCAGTTTACGGCCAACAAAAAACAATTCAAAGCGAATACACTGTAAGTTTAGTAGACGAGGGAGATAATTTTGCTTATATTTTTAATCCTGATGGACTGACTCGAAATCCAGTATTAAAATTATACAGAGGCCAAACATACAAATTTAATGTTACAGCGCCAAACCAAGCATTTAGTATCAAAACTCAGAGAATAGGTGGAACACTGAGTCGATATACTTCGGGTATATCAGTTGATGATAGTGGAGCAACTGCTGTAGAGTCTGGAATATTGACTTTTGAAATTCCGCTAGATGCCCCTAATGTTTTATTCTATGTCAGCGAAGATGATGTCAATGTCGGTGGCGTATTACAAATTCAAAATATAGAAGAGAATACAGAAATTGATGTTGACGAAGAAATTATAGGCAAAAAAACATATACCATGGGTAATGGATATCCGCTTAGTAATGGCATGAAAGTAAACTTTGTTGGCGAGGTATCGCCATCGAAATATGCTTTAGGATATTGGTATGTTGAGGGAGTTGGTGATAAAATTCGTTTAGTGTCTGCAGATGATTTAGAAATTGTCAGTGGTTACAGCGAGCAGAGATCAGTGTTGTTTGATGACACAGCATTCGATGAATTACCATTCGATGATGCTACTGCATTTGCTGGAGATCAAGACTATATTACAGTTAATCGAGCAAGCCCAGATAGAAATCCGTGGAGTCGTTATAACAGATGGTTTCATAAAGGCATTATAGATATTACATCTACGATCAACGGAATAACAACAGAGTTAGATCAGAGCGCAAGAGCCAAGCGACCAATTATTGAATTTGCGGCTGGAATTAAACTTTATAATTTTGGAACCAACGCCAAAAAAAATATCGACTTGATTGATACGTTTACTACTGATGTTTTCAGTACTATCGAAGGCAGTTTAGGATATAATGTAGACGGAGTTAATTTAGCCGACGGACACAGATTGTTAGTTACTGCTGACACTGACATTAGAGTAGTGGGTAGAATTTTTCAAGTAAAATTTATCGAAGTACAATTCGGATTAGGTCGTCAAAAACAAATAACATTAATCGAAGTTGATGATACAGAGCCTCAACGGGATCAAACAGTATTGGTTAAACTAGGAACCAATCAAGGCAAGATGTATTGGTTTGACGGTGCTACTTGGAAATTAGGCCAAGAAAAAATCAGCATAAATCAAGATGTATTATTTGATGTTTATGACAACGATAACGTTGGTATATCGGACATTAACAAATACGAAGGCAGTACGTTTGTAGGTACAAAAGTTTTTTCCTATCAACGAGGTACAGGAATTGATGATAGTGTATTAAAATTTCCATTGACATATAGAAACATCAACAACATTGGAGATGTGGTTTTTAATTTTAATTATACAACAGATAAATTTTCTTACAAACAAGCCGCTGAATTAATAACAGTCGATGTGTCAACAAATTATTTAAAAATTGTGTTAGATGACACTGAGACTTACACTAACGGATGGATAACAAATTACTACGACGATTTTCAAAGAGTTATTAGAATTTATAAAGGTCAAGTCCAAACAAATAATTTTAATATAGATGTGTATGATGATATAAATGATCTTGCAGATTTAAGAGTCAGTGTATATCTAAATGGAATCAGATTATCAAATACACAATATGTAATTGAAGATGGTATCAAATTCAAATACATTGTACTAAATGTCAGTGCTGATCTCAATGATGTTATTGTGATAAAAACATTGGCTACTCAAGCAAAAAACATCAACGGATATTATGAGTTACCAGTTAGTCTACAAAACAATCCATTGAATGAAAATGTCAACATTTTTACATTGGGACAAGTTAATAATCATGTTGACAGCATTATCAACAATCTTACAAATTTTGAAGGAGTATTTCCTGGAAACAATAATTTACGAGATTTAGGTTCAATTGCACAGTACGGCACACGGTTCATTCAACACAGCGGCCCCTTGGTTAACAGTTTGTATCATATTGGCAGTAGAACATCGAACGCCGTAAATGCAATTGATACTGCGGGAGATGATTACGGCAAATTCAAAAGAAATTTTTTAATGACTGCTGAAAATCTCGGCATTGACACTACTCCTCGAGACTTTGTAGATTTAGTATTAAATGAAATTAATAAATCAAAATCTAATACTGAAAAATATTATCTCAGTGATATGGTGCCTCATACCGGTTTACAGAATTATCAATTCACTGTACTAGATTCTGAGATTTCAACATATCCTTTGTCTTTTAATTTTGATATGTCGACGCTGTCGAATCATGCTGTATTAGTATATCTAAATGGCGAACAACTTATTTTTGCAAAAGATTATGAATTCAATAGTCAGGGATTTGTAAACATTCTTATAAGTTTAGCCGAAGGTGATACAATTGACATTGCAGAATATGATTCTACTGACGGATGTTTTATCCCATCTACTCCGTCTAAGTTAGGACTGTATCCAAAATTTGTTCCTGAAATTTATAATGATGACACCTATTTAGAATCTACTCGAGTAATACAAGGTCACGACGGTAGTATAACTTTGGCATTTAATGATTACCGAGATGATTTAATATTAGAATTAGAAAAACGAATTTACAATAATATAAAAGTCAACTATGATTCTGAAATCATAGATATCTATGATATTATTCCAGGGTATTCTCGAGCAACAGAATATTCTCGTCAAGAATTTTTAGATATCTTGAGCGGTAGTTTTTATCGATGGGCATCATTAATAGATAATAATATTGTCGTAAATGATTTTTTTGATAGATTAGATCCTTTTACTTTTAATTACAATCAAAATAAATTGCCTAACGGGGAAGACAGTCCTGGATTTTGGAGAGGAATTTACAGATATCTATTAGACACTGATAGGCCTCATACTCATCCTTGGGAATGTTTAGGATTTAGTATAGAACCTAGTTGGTGGCAATCAGTATACGGTCCAAGACCGTATACTTCGGATAACTTAATTCTTTGGGAAGATTTGCAAAACGGCTATGTTAGAGAACCTAATACACCTGTAGTTACTCGAGAAAAATTTGTAAGACCCGGGTTGTTGTCAAGAATCCCAGTTGATCAGGATGGAAACTTGACAAGCCCCTTGCTGAGTAATTCAATTTTTGGATTTATTCAAGTTGACGCTAACAATGATTTTGTGTTCGGAGACAGCGCCCCTACAGAAACTGCATGGTCACGATCTAGTTATTATGCATTTGCAGTAATACAAACCGCATTGTTGATGTATCCTAATAAGACATTAGGCCTTTATCTTGATAGATCACGTACTGTAAAAAATCTTACAGGACAATTTGTTTATGCTGACACTAATTTAAGAATAAAATTTAAAGACATAATTTTGCCGGCAACTGTGCAGTCTACTGATAGAACATATACTGCTGGAATTATCAATTGGATTGTAGATTCGCAAACAGGAGTTAATGTTGAAATTTACAATGGTTACAAATATGATCTTAAAAATATCACATGCGGATTAACTAGTAAGTTAGGTGGATTCACTAGTAAAGAAAAATTTAGGTTACTGTTAGATAGCAAGAGTCCGTCTAGTACATCAAATGTATTTGTGCCTGACGAAAATTATGATATTTTCTTAAACACTAACTCGCCAATACAAAAAATAAATTATAGCGGTGTAGTAATACAAAAGTCTGTTGACGGATTTGAAGTCCGCGGATATAATTTTGATGATCCGTATTTTGATTATTATCAACCTCAAGGTGCTGGCCGAGTAGTGAATATCGGGGGTATAAGTGAATCGTTTCTAAATTGGTCAGCTGGCCAAGTTTATCGTATTCAAACAATTGTTAGAGAAAATAATCAATTTTTTAAATGCACTGTTTCACACACCAGTACCGACAGTTTTGATCAAACTAAGTTTATTAGACTGAGTGCTTTGCCTATCTCTGGCGGCAGAGACATTGTGATTAAAAAGTCTTTTGCAACTTCTATTACTAGAGTACCGTACGGAACAAAATTTACAGAGTATCAAGATGTTGTAGATTTTCTAATCGGCTACGGTAAACGTTTAGAAACATTAGGATTTATTTTTGACAGTTTCAACTCTGCACTTAACACAATAACCAACTGGGAAACCAGTGCTAAAGAGTTTGCATTCTGGTTAACACAGAATTGGACTGTTGGCACAGTATTGTGTTTGAGTCCTAGTGCATTGAAAATTTCCTTGCGAACAGAACTTGCACAAATTAACAATATTTTTGATATATTTTATCCTTACTCTATTTTACAAAGTGACGGCCAGCCATTGTCTGCTGACTTTATCAACACTAATAGAGAAGACAATGTCTACTCATTATCGCCAAAAAATACTGGGCAAGGAATATATGGTGCATCTTTTTATCTCATACAAAAAGAACATGTATTGTTGTTAGATAATATCACACAGTTTAATGATGTGATTTATGATCTACAACCTGGATACAGACAAGAAAGAATTAAAGTGTTGGGATATCTTTCCAACAATTGGGATGGTGGTTTTAACATTCCAGGATTTATATATGACGAAGCCAAAGTTGAAGTTTGGAAATCTTGGACTGATTACTATCTAGGAGACATTGTACAATATAAACAATATTACTACGCAGCAAAGAAATTTACTCCGGGTAGTTTAGAATTCGACAACGACAATTGGAATATATTAGAAGACAAGCCTCAAAAAGGTCTATTGCCTAACTGGGATTACAAGGCCGAACAGTTTAATGATTTCTACGATTTAAATACTGACAATTTTGATACCAATCAGCAAAAGGTTGCACAACACCTTATTGGATATCAAAAGCGTACCTATCTTGAAAACATAATCAAAGACGATGTCAGCCAATATAAATTTTATCAAGGCATGATTATTGAAAAGGGTACAGAAAATGTATTCAATAAATTATTTGATGTTTTAAGTGCAACTACTCAAGAAAGTTTAACACTTGACGAAGAATGGGCAGTTCGTGTAGGACAATACGGTGGCAGTGCCGCCTATGAAGAAATTGAATTTACTTTAGATGAAGAACAATTTAAAACAAATCCACAAGGCCTTGAACTGACTAGTAACACATCAGTTGACAATGTTGATTTTATAATTAGACAAAATATCAACGACATATATTTAAAACCAGTAAACTTTACATATGATTTCTGGCCAACACTAACAACATCTTCGAAATTGTTAAGAAATGCCGGCTATGTGCGATATAATGATGTGGCATTGAATATTGATTCGTTGGCAGATTTATTGTTGCCTGCAAACTCGTCTGTGACTTTGAAAGAAGGCGACTATGTTTGGACAGTGTTTGACGGCATAGATTGGAACGTTTATAGATATACTAAAATAGTCAACAGCGTTGAAGTAATAGAAACTACTACTACAACAGTACAACTTGATTTTTCAAAACTTACAGATCTTGCAGTGGGCGATATCATTGGCATTGCTAATACTGTTAGTCTGAACGGTTTCTACAAAATTTCTCAAATTGTAGGAAGAAAAATAACATTAACAAATACTAACAAAGGTACTCACGATGCTGGAGACAGCAGTCAGATACTGGTTTATAAATTTGTATCTGCTAGATTAGAAACCAACATTGATGACGCCAATGATCGTCTTCCTGAAAATTTAAAAAGAAATGAGTTGTTGTGGACAGACAACAACAACAAATGGACGGTTTGGCAAAATAATTCAGTTTTCTCAATAGACCAAATGGATCAGGGTTTGCCTGTTGCACAGCAAAAATTTGGAACAAGTTTTTCTATCGATGACGCTGCAAATACTATGGCAGTTTCGACTGCATTACAATCTGTGTTTATTTTTGCAAAAAGTCCTGAAGGTAATTGGGTACAAAAACAAACAATTCAACAACTGCAAAATCTATCTGCAGCAGGTAATAGATTTGGAGCATCTGTGACTTTAAGTAAAGATGCTAGATGGTTGTTCGTAGGTGCACCTACTGCTACGGATGTTAAAACAAAGTTTGTTGGTAATCTTCAATTTCCACAAAGTTATCCACAAGGTGCAATAGTACAAAGCGGATTATCGCATTGGCGAGCAATGTATAATTTAGGTGCAGACAGTGCTGTTATTACTGAATTTCTTGACGACTGGGAGCCAGCAAGATTAATTGAGGCTGAGTTGTCGGGCACTGGCAGCGGATTGACCAATCAGGGTATGGTGTATATCTACCAACGAGACGATACTGGAAATTACATTTTAAATCACTCTATTGTAAGTCCGTACCCTGCACAAAGTGAATTGTTTGGATCAAAAATAAAAATCACAGAAAACAATGGTGAATATCTAGCGGTAATTAGCAGCCCCGGTACCAACGCCAATCAAGGTCGCTTGTATTTCTTTAGATACGGCGATGTATCTGTAGACAGCGGCTTTGAGTGGCACATGGATTACAACAGAGCATATCGTGGTTATCATAATCCAGGATTTGAATATAATGTCGGTGACATTGTGTATTATGATTTCAAGATATACCAAGCAATTGCACAAGTGCCAACAGATCCTTTTGAAAACAATCCTAGTTTATGGCAAGAAATAGACAACACAAATATACAATGTTTTGTTCCTAAATTGATAACAACACTGGATATAGATGAACAAGTAATAAACGATGGCAGTACAACTTTACTACAATCAGAAAATGTAGAGTCTGTGTTTGCCGGCGACAAATTTGGTTATGAGTTTGATCTATCAACAGACGGATCAATGTTGGTTGCGTCGGCCCCACACAGTGACAATCTCAATTACGACGGATACAAAGGTCCATACCGTAGTGACATGGCCTACTTTATTGGCGAAATAGTAATTTATAATGGTCAATACTGGCAATTTACAGGCCCTTATGGTGAAGAAGGTGACAGCACAGCAATAGAAGATTCTACTAAAATTTTTAATGCTGGAAATTTCAATTATGATAAATGGACACCTTTAGACTTAACAGCAATTGACAAGGGTAAAGTGTTTGTGTACACCTATACCCAAGACACTTTTCAATTGATTGATACTCTCAGCAGTAGAGATTTCAACATAGACCAACAGTGCCGATTTGGCGAAAGTGTTTCATTAACCCGATCTGGCAGTACACTGGCAGTGGGATCAATATTGTATGATGATCAAACATCAGATCAGGGTGCGGTGTTTGTTTTTAATTACAACAATACTTTAAATAGATTTGACGATTTACAAATTATTAAAAAGAAATATGCAGAAGTTGCTGAGCAATTTGGCAGCACGGTGAGATTTTTTGATGACGACAAATCTCTAGCAATTTTTGCCAAACGTGGCGACAGTTCAATAACAATTACGTTTGATATCAGTTTGGCCACACCAACTACGTTCGACGGAAACAACATGTCGCTGACAGACACATTCGTTGACAGTGGCCGGGTTGATATCTATGACAAATATCTAAACAACTATGTATATGGTGAAAGTTTAAAAACTTATCTAGAAATACAAGATGATGGATATGGTTCTGTAATAGAAACATCAAGATACAATGTTCTAGTGTCTGCGCCGTTAGCAACTTATAATAATTTACCGTCTGCCGGTGCAATATGGTTGTATAATCGTCCAGGTACTAGTTACAGTTGGTCTATTCTGCATCAGCAAGCGGACTATGTTGACATTGATAAGATTAAAAAGTTATATTTTTATAATGCTGATACTAATCAATTAATCAGTTATATTGATACTATTGATCCTATTAGGGGAAAAATTGCAGGAGTTGCAGATCAAGAAATAAAGTACAAAACATATTACGATCCTGCAACTTACAGCACAGGTATTGACAGTGTAATAGTAGATGATGGCGCCAATTGGACTGATAAATTTGTAGGCACATTGTGGTGGGATCTGACTCGTGCAAAGTTTCTAGATCATTACGACAGTGATGTTGCATATAGAAATACCACCTGGAACACGCTGTATGAAACTGCCAGCATAGATGTGTTTGAATGGGTAAAAAGTAAATTTACTCCTTCGCGATGGAATGAACTTGCAGATACTGAAGAAGGATTGGCGCAAGGAATTAGTGGCCAAGCCAGATATGGTGATAACATTGTCAGCACAAAGCGTAGATATGACACGCAAACTAAAAATTTCAAAACCAGTTATTACTTTTGGGTAAAAAACAAAACTACTATTCCTGCAAATATAGAGGGTCGAACACTTTCTGCATTAGCCGTAAGTCGATTGATCTCTGATCCAAAATCTCAAAATTACAAATTTGTAGCATTCGGTTCGGCAAATAGTATTCATTTGTTTAATTGCAAAAATCTGTTGTCTGCAGACAGTGTTAAATTAAATGTACAGTATTGGCTAGTACCCAATGATACTGTAAACATTCACAGTCAGTGGAAGTTAATACGACAAGATGCAGACTGCATTGTGCCGGCTGCTATTGAAAATAAATGGATTGACAGTCTTGTCGGAAAAGACAAAAATGATAGACTTGTGCCAGATATCAATTTACCAGTTAAGAAAAAATATGGAATTGAATTTAGACCAAGACAAAGTATGTTTGTCTATAGATACGAAGCATTAAAACAAGTTATTGAACGTACCAACAGCATACTACAGAATTTATTAGTGGTTGATGATTTTGATCTAACAGATTTACAACAAGCAGAAAATATTCCTGCAGCATCCAGAGGAGTATACGACAGAGTATTAGACACTGATGCAGAAATTAGATTTATATCTACAAACGGATTACGGTCTGCTAGACTGACGCCTATCATTGTTGACGGAAAAATTATAGGTGCCACAGTGATAGATTCTGGAATTGGATATACTAATGCCCCGTATGTAAAAATTTCAGGCAAGGGTATAGATGCTTCGTTAAAAACTACATTGGATGCACAAGGTAGAATAACAGGAGTGACTGTGTTGAACAGTGGCATAGGTTATACGGCATCTACTACACTGTCAGTGCGACCTTACAGTGTGTTGGTTACGTCAGATAGTCAAGCACTAAACAGATGGAGTGTATATGCTTATGACACTGGATCTCTAACTTGGAGTCGTGTAAAAAGTCAAAGTTACGATGTAACTAATTTCTGGAATTATATTGATTGGTTTGCTGAAGGATACAATCAGTTTACTCAAATAGATTACAGTGTAAATTACACTTATCAAATTCCATTGATACAGTCAAACATAGGTGAGACTGTCAAAGTTTTCAACGTTGGGACTGGTGGCTGGCTATTGTTAGAAAAATATGCACAGGTAAACAGTCAAGATTATACTCAGAGTTATAAAGTTATTGGTCGTCAACGCGGCACAATAGAATTTAGTTCTAGTCTTTATAAACTAACAAACAGTCTACTGACTTTCGATGGAGGATTATATGACAATAACAGTTATGACAATTCAGCCACAATCGAATTACGCATTATTTTAGAAACTTTAAAGAACAAGATATTCGTTGACAACTATAGACAATACTGGTTAGATTTATTATTTGTTGGGTTTAGATATGCACTCAGTGAACAGTCGTATCTTGACTGGCTAATGAAAACTAGTTTTATTAAAGCAACACACAATGCTGGAGAACTAAAGCAAAAAGTAAACTACAACAATGATAATCTTGAAAATTATGAAGATTATATTAACGAAGTTAAACCTTACAGAACCAAAGTTCGAGAATATATCAGTGCATACAGTAAAGTAGATGGTGCACCGTCAATGATTTCAGATTTTGATTTGCCTCAAGTATATAACAGCGAAGGAAAAATTGAACCAATAAATGTTAGATATATTGATAACACTGTAATTTATAACAGTTCTCAAGTGTTAGAATATCCTTGGAAAAACTGGTACGACAATGTTGGATTTAAAATTAAATCTATAGAAATTGTCAACGGTGGCAGCGGCTATGTTATTCCACCTGTGGTAAGAATTTCTGGTAACGGCACTGGAGCAGTTGCATCAGCATTTATTGCCAACGGAAAAGTAAACAGAATTAAAATTATTAATCCTGGTACAGGTTACTTGTCAGCGCCTACAGTGATATTAGATGGCGGCCTTGCTGAAAACGGAGTTGCTGCACAAGCAGTTGCTATTATAGAAAGTGAAGTTGTACGATCTATGCATGTGTCTGTAAAGTTTGACAGAACTAGTAAAAATTATTATATCACCGAACTTACAGAAACTGAAACATTTACTGGATCTGGAAGTTTAAAACAGTTTATATTAAAGTGGCCCGCTGATGTTAAAGTTGGTAAATCTACAATAACTGTAGCAGGCCAAGAAATTCTGAGAGAAAATTATACAATAACTAAAAAATCTTCAGTGACTAGAGGATATACTGCATATTACAGTGTTCTTACTTTGGATGAAGCCCCAGCCATTGGAGAAACAGTTTCAGTAAATTATTATAAAGATGTTACATTATTATCTGCGGCAGATAGAATTAATTTCTTTTACAATCCTACAACAGGACAGTTAGGCAACGACCTTGGACAACTTTTAGTAGGTGTTGATTACGGCGGCGTCAATGTTACTGGTTTAGGATTTGGTGCCGGTGCAGGATGGGATGCACTGCCTTGGTTTTCTGATCAGTGGGACGGCTTTGATGCTGCTTTTGATGATTATATAGTAACCGTTGGCGACAGCACCTATGTATTCACTCTGCCTTACACCCCAACACTGGGTCAAGAAATCAACATCTATGTAAATGGTTTACGTATAGATGATCCATATTTTGATCTATATGATGGCTCAACTATTCAACCCAACGGTAGAAAATTAGCACAAGATTGGGTAGTAATGTCTACCTTTATTGGAGACGGAATAACAAATGTTATAGATTTACCTAATCTAACAGATCCGTATCCATTAAACATCAACGATGGGGACAAGATTATTTTCCGTAAGAGCACAAGCGACGGCAGTTTCTTACCTAATGAAAATGAATATGATACTATTTTACAAGGCGGAAACTTAGCGTACACTACCGCTACTGGTATTGCACCTGATGATATTATATTAGATGGTGATAATTTTGTTACTCCTGATACCAGCCATGGTCCTGAAGAATTAGTCCCTGGACAAATTTTAGATGCAGTGGCTATCAAAGTTTATGCAATGAGCAGAGATGGCAGTGCCAAAATTAAATGGAACAACTACAAAGGCAATGGCACTAATGTAAACTTTAGTTTAAAACAATATGCTAATTCTAAACAGGCAATTACAGTATTAGTCAACGGCATCGTCAAAGAACAAAGCATTGATTATACTGTTGATTGGCAAAATTCAAATGTAGTGTTTACTGTACCTCCTGTACTGGATTCAGATGTAGCCGTATCTAGTTTCTCATTCAATGGCGAAGGCATTTTAGATCTTGATTATTTTGTAGGAGATGGTAGTACAATGGAATTTATTACCAATACTAGTTGGATTGCTGGCGCTACATCTATAGTATTGGTCAACGGCGATTTATTAAACTATGATTTATTTCAAACTGATATCACATACCAAAGTGCTTATCGAGTTGGAATAAGATTTGTTTCACCACCACCATCTGGCAGTATTGTAAATTATCTAATTCAGCGACAATTTTTTAGTGATGACTCTACAGAATTACAAAAAACAAGCGTAGTTAAATCTGAAACTATTGTTACAGACGGATCTACAACTGTATATTCTTTAACAAACGTTGTGGGATTCAATGACATATATGAAAATAATGTTATAGTACGTACTGGACAAACAATTTTACGATCATCTAGTGCTGAATATTTTACACTGACTAACAACAATTTAATTTATTCGTTACCACAGCATAAATTTGCACCGTATTCTTTTGCCCCAATTAATTTAAAAGTATATCTAAATGGAGTACAATTGATTGTTGGTAGTGAATACATTTTTGATTTTGGCACAGTGAGTGTTGTGTTGACCAGTAGTAAATATATTGACAACGGAAAATTAATTGTAGTAGTTGATACTGATGCAGAATACAAAATGACTGCCAGCACTATTCAATTTGTCAACACAGTATGGCCAGCGGGAACTGAATTTGAAATTGTTAGTTTTTACAATCACGACGTTATGGATATTCAACGTAAGTCGGATACTATTACATCGGCAATCAGTTTGACTGCAGGTACAGTTGATTATTTTACTTTTAGAAATAAAGAAAGAGGACTATTTGTTTTAGACAGGACAACTGTGTCTGATGATTTTGTTTGGGTAATTAAAAATGGTAATTTGTTAACACACAGCGTTGACTGGAAATTGTTAGCAGATCGCAGAACAATAGAAGTTAAAGATGTATTACCTAATGACAAATTGTCAGTGATAGGATATAATCCAACTGCTGTAACAGAACAATACTCTTATATGCAGTTCAAAGACATGCTGAATAGAACACACTACAAACGATTGAATAAAAATAAGCAAACGTTTATTGTAAATGATCTAAATCAAACAGACATAGGCATAACAGTTGACAACGCTAGTGTACTAGACGATCCTAATCCTGAAGGAAATTTACCAGGTATTGTGTATATCAACGGTGAACGTATCGAATATTTTGCTAAAACTGGCAACGTGTTAAGTAGATTGCGAAGAGGTACATTAGGTACAGGTGTACCTACTGTGCATCGTTCTGGTACAGATATTATCAATATTGGTATTTCAGAAACTATTCCGTACAAGGACGAACTAGTAATAGAAACTTTTGTTTCAACTGACAGCAGTAATGTACTGCACACTAACTTTGTTCCAGAGGCAACACCGGCAACTATTGATGACGGCAGTACTGTATATACTCCTTGGTATAGAAACACTATTCCGTCAAATTTTGGTCAATGTGATCAAATTGAAGTTTTTGTGGCTGGATATCGCTTGAAGAAAGTTCCTTATAAACTGCATGATATCACGGTGCATTTAGAAAGTCCCGAAGGCGATGTACAATATGAATCAGAATTCAGTGTTGACGGTGAAACTTCTACAGTAAGACTCACAACAACTCCGCCCGATGATACCAAGATTGTAGTTGTGAAAAAGATTGGAAAAATGTGGAGTGATCTTGACACCAGTTTAGTGGATAGCACCAACAATATCGCTAATTTTATAAAGTCAGCGCCCGGTGTTTGGCCACTATAAATACATTAATATGAGAGCAAATTATGTTTAGCAGAGATTTTTCAGGATTAAACATCGAGGGACACATCAAGATATGGTACCCCGAATCTGGTGAAATTGCCATTAATAAACGCAATGCCATTCATTATGAGAATATGAGTGTAGCATTAGCAGATAGCATTGGCAATTCAGGTCAGGGATTCATTTACGAAATGGCCTTTGGTAACGGCGGCACAGCCGTTGATCCTACCGGTATAATTACCTATTTGACTCCCAACAGTGTTGGCACCAATGCAGCATTGTACAATCAAACTTATACCAAAGTAATTGACGACAGAGCCGTGGCCAATGTTGATCCTACACGAAATAAAATTGAAACACGACATGTAACTGGTACTAACTACACGGATGTGTTTATCACTTGTCTATTAGATTACGGCGAACCTAGCGGCCAAGATGCCATTGATACTAGTAGTAACACTGACAGTGCCTTTGTTTTTGACGAACTAGGGCTGAAATCATACAGCGCCACGGGTCAAAGTAAGTTATTGACGCATGTAATTTTTCATCCTGTGCAAAAATCATTAAACCGACTTATTCAAATTGACTATACTGTGCGTATTCAAAGTTTAACCGGTCTGAGTGAGGTAGCATAATGTCATACACTATCAAATATACTGAAACAGGTAATCCTCAAAAACCAGATATAACAGTTGAGGATCAAACTCTTAACCAACAATTACCTGTAACTTTTGTGGGAAAAAATTATGTTGGCTATGCACAAATTATTGCTGAGAATTTTTTACATCTTTTAGAAAATTTTGCCAAAACTTCTGCACCCACTAATCCTGTTGAAGGACAGTTATGGTATGATAACAGTGCTGGGGTAAATCAATTAAAGGTATATGACGGCACAACTTGGGCTCCTGCTGGTAGTATTAAAAAATCTAACACTGCTCCTGCAGTGGCCAACAGCAATCTAGGTGATTTGTGGGCGGATACTGATAATCAACAACTTTATTTGTTCACCGGCAGTAACTGGGTATTGGTTGGACCACAGTTTAGCAGTGGATTAAGAACTGGTGCCGAAGTTGAAAGTGTTGTTGATGCAAGTAACATTACTCACAGTGTATTGAATTTGTTTGTTGGCGACGAAAAAGTCGGCATTATCAGTAAAGATGCATTTATTCCAAAATCTACAATTTCTGGATTTAGTGAAATTAGACAAGGATTTAATCTATCTAGTAAAGATTTTAACAGTAACAGTTTACCAAACAAGTTTTGGGGCACTAGTGAAAAGGCTGATTCTTTAGTAATTGGTGGAAATGCAGTATCGGCTTCTAGTTTTTTACGTGGCGACACAGCAAGTACAACAAATTTTCAGTTCAACGTTCGAAACCCCAGTGGACTTACTGTTGGTAGTTCAGGTGAATTAAGTATCACCATTGACAGTAATATCCCTACATTTAACAACAAGGCCAACGGATCAGCATTTGATTTTAAAACAGTCAATAACGGAGTAACTTCTACAGTGCTGCGTATCGACAGCACACGGGCTGTTGGTATTAACAATACAGCACCTGCTGAAGCGTTAGACGTTACTGGTAACATCAGAATCAGTGACAGTTTAATTGTTGCAGGAACTACTGATTCTACTAGTTTAGTCACGGGCAGTATTAAGACTGCAGGCGGCGCAGCCATAACTAAAAATTTAAGAGTAGGTGGTAATTTTGCAGTCACTGGCACGTCGACTACATATCATGTGATTCCAGACGCCGACGGAACTTATGATTTAGGAACAGAACCGCTGACTGGCGGCAAAGCATGGCGTAGGATATATGCTGATCAAATTTTATCACAAGAATTTGTTGGCAATTTAACAGGCAGTGTTACTGGTAATGTTACAGGATCTGCTAGTAAATTAAGTTCACCTACTGTTTTTCAACTTGCTGGCGAAGTTTCCAGCAACACTGTAAGTTTTGATGGACAAAGTACTGCAGGGTTTGCAACTTTTACCACTACTATCAGTCAAGATTTTTTAACTAATCGAACAGAAACACTTACTAGTCAACTTAATGATGAAATTTTAATTAATCGACCCGGTACAGGATTAAGAAAACTCACCAAGACAACACTGTTGCAAGGCGTAGCAACTATGCCAATTGGAACAATTATGGGCTTTGGTGGTTCAGCACCCCCGTTGGGCTATTTGTTCTGTGACGGTAGTGAAATTAGAATCGGTGATTATCCTGAACTTTTTGCAGTTATAGGCTATACCTTCAAAGCCACATCTTTGCTTATTGGCAGTGCCACTTTTGCACTTCCAGATTTAAGAGGAAGATTTGCATTGGGCAGAGACAATATGGACAACGGCAACACTGTACCTAGTATTGCTGACCCGACTATATTAATTGATGCTGGCGGAGGTAACGCAGATAGAGTAACTGATGTTTCTGCTGATACACTGGGTACAGGGTCTGGTACTGCTGAAAAATCTTTAACATTGTCTAATATTCCTGATCACGAACATGATTTAAGAGCCAATGCAGGAACACAGTTTTTTGCATTTAGAAACTCAAGCACTGTTATTCCTGATACTAACTATATCACAGGACAAGGTCCTACGGCATCCGGCACTGGGCAATATCTTCCAACTAGTGGCGGCATTGACACTGCTGGTAGTCTAGGGGTTGCTTTCAGTATCATGAATCCCTACATGACAGTTAACTATATCATTTACACTGGTAGATAATAAAAATGACGTATAATATTAACAAAACTGATGGATCATTGTTAGCACAAGTAGCAGATTCTGCAATTGACCAAACATCTACTGATATTACTTTAATTGGTAAAAACGTCAGTGGGTATGGTGAATATATAAATGAAAATTTTATAAAAATTCTAGAAAATTTTGCCAGTTCGACACAACCCAACAATCCCATAGCAGGACAGTTATGGTATGACACAACAAGCGGACGTCTTAAAGTATATAACGGTACCGGTTTTGGAGTAGGCAGTGGCCCTATTGTTTCAGGATCACAGCCTACTAGTTTTGTCGAAGGTGACTTTTGGATCGACAATATCAATAAACAACTATATTTTTATGATGGTGTCGATTTAACATTGGCAGGTCCAGTCTATAAAGATACTCAGGGAAAAAGTGGTTTTGAAGTTATTACAATAGTAGATTCATTTCTGATTGAACACACTGCGGTTTTTCTATGGATAGGTAATAGTCTACTTGGAATTTTCAGCAAAGACACTGCATATACTCCTTTAAATCCGATCACGGGATTTACTGGACAAATTAGACGAGGATTTAATCCTGGTACATTAACTGGTCAGAAATTTTACGTTACAGCATCTGCTGCTGATGCATTGGTAGCACCTAGTGGTGCATTAAAAACTACCAGCAGTTTCATGCTTACTGAAGAAAATACCAGCACAGTAGGCACTGTTACAATTCAAAACTCTACACCTTTAATACTTGGTCCTAATCAAAATAATGAAATTAGAACCAGTTTAACTTTGATAGAACACATCAGTAACAACACAGGGCAAGATTTTAAAATTAGAACCAAAACAGGTGCTGGTTTAGAAGATGCTTTTACAATCCGTACTACTGATCAAAGAATAGGTATCTATAAATCCAACCCAGTGGCCACATTGGATGTGGGCGGCGATGTTTTTATCAGCGGCAGCTTAACAGTTAAAGGTGCAACTACCACAATAGAAACTACTAATTTAACTGTTGAAGATAGAGTTATTACTTTAGCAAAATCTAGTGACAGCACTGCCAGTGAAGATTATGCAGATGGTGGCGGGTTTATTGTTACAGGTACACCAAATCACTCTATGTTATGGGAAAAAGACAATGGAGTCAGTGGTGGCCAATTTAATATCAGCGATAATGTCAATTTATTGGTTGGCAAAGAAATCCGCATAAACGGACAATTGGTATTAAGTTCAACAAGTTTAGGAGCAAGTATTACCAGTGCTCCTGGTATTACTAGTTTTGGACCACAAACACAACTAACAGTTGATAATATCCTTATAGACGGTAATACTATTTCTACTACGGACGTTAATGGTAATTTGATATTATCTCCTCAAGGCACTGGAGTTGTCGATGTTGTTTCCAGCCGCATTATTAATGTTACTGATCCGTCTGGCGCACAAGATGCAGCTACTAAAAATTCTGTAGAAACTTTTGTTAAAGGCAGAACTCTTGCAGTGACAATTGATTGTAGTGATTTTACAGTGGGTAATATTGACACTAAAGTGGGTATTATTTTAACTGCACTGTATCCGCCTGGATCCTATCAAAACGGAACTCTTGCTGAAGTGCTGTGTACCAGCACTCAAGCCCAGTTTACGGCTATTGATGTAGCCAGTCAGATTTCTAGAACTTACAAAGCCGTATTAAGTATAGACGGTTCTACACAAGAAAATGTGTTAGAAGATTTCAGTATTGGTAGTGTTCCTACTGGTAGTGCTACTATCACAGTTACACGACTATTCAAGCAGTTTCAAATACAAAGCGGAGTCTGGGCTAAGACCATAGAACGTGGTGCTGGCTATACCACGGGCCTCGGACTGTGATTTTGATATAAATATAGAATAAAGGGGTTTGGTAATGTCCTATAGTGTAGATAGATATCGCGGGTCAGCAACTTATACAGTTGAGGACGGCACCATTGATAGTAGTTTAGATATCAAATTAATTGGTAAAAATTATGCCGGTTATGGAGAGTTACAAAATGAAAATTTTGTACATTTATTAGAAAACTTTTCAGGAGCCGATGCACCTGCTCGGCCATTAAGCGGGCAACTTTGGTTTGACAGTTCCAACAGTAAACTTAAATTTTACGATGGCATCAAATTTAGAACCACGGGTGGCGCCGAAGTTGGCCCTAATGCTCCTAGTGGACTGACTACTGGTGATTTTTGGTGGGACAATGTTAATAAACAATTGTACTCATGGGACGGCGGCGCATTTGTTCTAGTAGGTCCGTTAGGGGTTTCTGGTGCCGGTACCACACAATTTCGATCTAGAAATGTGTTAGATACACTGGGTAATAGTCATGCTGTTATTGAATCCATCGTCGATGGCGTCACAATTTTTATAATTTCTGCAGATGAATTTACCTTGAACGTTAGCAATGCAATTACTGGCTATAGTTTAGTTAAAAAAGGAATTACCTTAATTTATTCAAGTTCGGGAATAACATCAACAGATCATGTGTATTGGGGAACTTCTAGTAATTCTTTAAAATTAAACGGATTAAGTTCTAGTGATTTTGTGTTAGCATCGGCATCTAACTTTAGCGGTCTTGTTAGTTTTGCAGACGTGGGCTTTAGAGTAGGTAACGATAATGATCTACGAGTTTTTGTCTCAGGCGGTGATACTCCTACGATTCAAAACCAAGTTGGTAATACTATTACCTTCCAAACCACATCAGCCAGCACCACAGTAACTCCGCTGAAATTAGTAGCAGAAGATGTGTTACCTGGTGTAGACAACACTACAGATTTAGGATCTTCAGTTTTAAAATTTGCCACTGTTTATGCAAACAGTTTTAACGGGCCTGCTACGCAATCTGACAGTTTAAATGTTGGTGGAACATATCGAACAGCCGCAGTTGCTGCTACAATCAACACAGTAGCAGTAAGAGACGGATCAGGTAATCTGGCTGCTAATATTTTTAATGGAACAGCAACTTCTGCGCAATATGCTGACTTGGCTGAAAAATATCTGCCAGATGCAGAATATTCTGTAGGAACTGTTGTGTCGGTCGGTGGCAGCAAAGAAATAACAGCCAGTAACTCGGGTGACAGAGCAATAGGTGTAATCAGTGAAAATCCAGCGTTTATGATGAACAAGGATTTAGAGGGAGGAGTGTATGTTGCCTTGAAAGGACGAGTTCCTGTAAAAGTTGCAGGCACTGTGATCAAAGGACAGAGATTGGTAGCGGCCAATGATGGTACTGCTGTTATTTCAGCAGCACATAATTCAAATGTGTTTGCTATTGCTCTAGAAACAAATGCAGATGCTGGTATCAAACTAGTTGAATGTGTAATATTATAAAGGATTAGTGATGCCATCTGGTGTATTTCCAAAAGTAACAGGCGAATTAATTTTTGCAGCCGATTATAATACCATACAGTCTACCATAGCTGCAGTAATGGGTATAGGTGCAGGAGATGAAGGGTACGGACAAGAAATTGTTAGTAGTCAGATTGTTCCAGGCACTACTGCACAAGTTATTCAATGGTCAAGATTGCGTACCGATATGATTCTAGCCAGGCAACATCAAACTGGAGTAAGTGAAAGCAGCAATTTGGCATTAGCATCTAGTGCTATCAGTATCGACAGCACATTGGCCAATCAATATTTTACTTTTGCTAATCTTGTAAGATCGTCTAGATTAACATTAGCAACCACTGGAGGCAACAGTTCTACAGAAACATTAGTAAATCAAACTAGAACCGCCAGTTGGAATGGTACATTAACACACACTGTAACAATAACTTTTCCTGGATATACCACTGGTGGGTTAACAGTCAGTGCAGTTAATCATGCACGAGCATTTTTTAATGGTGGTGGCCAAATTTTAATCAGTGCAGCAAAAAGTGGCGGATCTACGTCAGCATCTAAAAACATCACGTGGACCACAATGTTAGGAGACGGCACTACTCCTAGTGGATTTGGTACTATATCTTTTAACTATACTGCTACTACCACAGTTGTTGGCACAGCATCATCTGCTGGTACAACATACGGTATTGGATGGTACGACCTGTCTACCAGTGACCAACTGATTTTTAACAAAGCAGCACCTGCAGGCAACTACGCTGCCAATGATTATGAAGTATATGCTCGTAGAGATGCAGGGTCTACCCAACTAATTCTTACCATTCAATTCAAAGATGATGCAGGTCCTAATCCAAATATCGACGAAGATATTGATGGCAATTTGCAAAGTTTAATCCGCCAAGTTCGCCCATCAGGATCCAACGTGTCAGTACCAACGCCCACAGCATCGGGCTCTGGTCTGATTTAATCAAAACAAATCACTCACTATTTTTTTCTAGATAATTACTTGTAACTATCTAGGAAATTTCTATGGATGAACGCTTAGAAAAAGCATTTCAAACAGCCAATTTTATGGCTACTTTAAATCTTTCACGCAAAACTGCCTTTGAAGAATTTAAACAAGGTCTAATATTCTATCAAAATGGTTGTAGTTTTACTGCAGATTTAGAAACAATAACTAAAATTCACATGTTGTCTTTGCATGAAGAATCTGCAATCGTTGTTGATAATAATAATATTCCTATGGAAGTAGCAGATTTAAAAGATTTTTTGAATAAATGTTTAACATTATACAAAAAAGAATCTGAGAAATATCTTGCCAAATACAACAACATAAAAAAGCAAAGAAATATCTCTAATTTAATTAATCTATGACTAGAGGTTTTTTAATTTTTGCTCAGAATAATTCTGATGTTGACTACTGCAAGATCGCCACATTTTGCGCCCGTCGTCTTAAGAAATACATTGATTTGCCAATCACATTGGTAACTGACAGTAAGGAATGGTTATTAACTAGTCAGCCAGATGCTGTTGAATTATTTGATCAAATTATCACAGCATACACTGACACTACACAGCAACGAAGATTTAGTGATGGATCTTTATACAGCAAACAATTAGTCTGGAAAAATCTTTCCAGGGTGGAAGCATATGATCTAAGTCCCTATGACGAAACAATTATTTTAGATAGTGACTACATTGTTTCTTCCGATTACCTTGCACACCAATTCGATCACGAAAATGATTTAGCATTATTTAGAAATAGTCACGATTTAGCACAATGGCGAAATGTAGAATCATTTGAATTTATCAATGATCAGAGTATTCCGTTTTATTGGGCTACAGTTGTATTTTTTAGAAAAAATAAATTTACAGAATCATTTTTTGAGTTGTTAAAACACATTAGAAAAAATTGGGGCTACTATAGATTGCTTTATAAAATTGATTCAAAAATGTATAGAAACGATTTTGCATTTAGTATTGCAATACATATTTTTAACGGAAACATTGACAGCCCAGTAGTGTCAATTTTGCCAGGCAAAAAGTTTTACACTTTAGATAAAGATGTAATGATTGACATTTCAGATGATAAGTTTAAATTTTTGTTAGAAAAAGAAAAATATCTAGGCGAATATATTGCGTTAAAAACTCAAGGGATAGATGTGCATGTTATGAACAAGTATAGTTTGTTGAGGTTAATCGATGACGGAAAGTAATCAAGGATTTTTTGTTGTAGCACAAAATTCGTTAGACTGTGACTATGTTAAACAAGCATACTATCTTGCCAAAAGTATTAACCGCAGCCAGTCAACTATAAAAAACATATCACTTATGACTAACGACACAGTGCCTGCGGAGTATGTTTCTGCTTTTGATAAAATAATTAAAATTCCATTTGAAGACCATGCACTAAACAGTGAATGGAAAGTGCAAAATAGATGGAAAGCATATCATGCTACACCGTATGAACGCACTATTTTACTAGATGCAGACATGTTGATATTGTCAGATTTAGACAATGTCTGGAAACAGTTGCAAGATAAAAATTTATATTTTACCAGTCAAGTTAAAAACTTCAGGGGAGATATACTCACTGATCGAGTTTATCGAAAAACATTTATAGAAAATTCTTTGCCTAATCTTTACAGTGGATTTTGTTATTTTAAAAAATCAGATGAAAGTTTAGAATTTTGGAAATTAGTCGAATTTATAACATACAACTGGGAAAAATTTTATGGTGAATTTAGTCCTAAAAATTATCAAAAATTTTACAGTCTTGATGTTACAATAAGCATTGCGGCTAAAATTTTAGGACTTGAAAACTGTTTTGATTCAAATCAAATTTGTAGTTTCACTCACATGAAGTCATTAATACAGGGGTGGCACAGTGTTCACCCCGATTGGACCAAAGTTGCACAAGTTGAAATAATTGATCTTGATACGATATATATTAATCAATTTAAACAAACAGGTGTGCTGCATTATATAGAGAATTCATTTTTAGAAGATTATATCAACCATGCTGGCTGAACACGACAACACAATTATTACAGACGAAGAAATTCTTCGAATTTCTAGTTCTACTGAGAGCAACGGTCTTTATAAAATATATTTTGATAACATTACTGGTGATATTTACGCTATCACAAATGAAGTTAACTCGGCTTATTCTCATCATATAGAAGTTCCATCTACGGATATTGAAGATTTTCTAAGTGGTAAAATAAATTATTCTACCTATCGAGTATCATATACTAGTCCTACAGAATCTAAGATTGTGCAAAAAGATGCACAAAATGATGATCAACGAGTGTTATTACAAATCCCTGTGTTGAAATCTTTTGCTGGTGCATTATCTATTAAGAATAATACCAATACTAAACAATGGGCATTTAAACTCAACGAAGAAGAAAAATCGTATATAAAAAAATATAAGATTAATTCCAAGTTAGAATTCTATGTAACATTTTTAAAGAATGCTAGTTATCTAATACGTACAATCAAAATTGACACTATTGATTTAGCATACAATGACACTGTATATATAGATCACGTCACATTGACAGAACAATCGTCAAACAAAATAAAATTTTATACTAAACCATTTTTTAAATCATACGGATTAATTGCGCCATGACTCAAACAGTTAAAATTCTTGATTACGACATTATCTATCTCAGCTACGACGAACCGAACGCTGAAAAAAATTATGCAGACTTGTTGGCAAAAGTGCCTTGGGCAAAACGTATCCACGGAGTCAAAGGCAGCGATGCCGCACACAAAGCCTGTGCAAATCTCAGTGAAACAGATCGTTTTGTCACTGTAGATGGTGATAACGTTATACGAGAAGATTTCCTTAATCAAGAAGTAAACTTTGATGAGCACAAAGATTTATCAAAGTGCGTTATATCGTGGGCAGGTTATAATGTAGTCAACGGACTTATGTATGGCAACGGCGGATTAAAACTATGGCCAAAACAATATGTTTTAGACATGAAAACTCATGAAAACGCACCCGCCGACGATCCTAATGCACAGGTGGATTTTTGTTGGGATGCTGAATACATACAGATGAATAGATGCTTCAGTGATGTTTATAATAATGCTAGTCCGTTCCAAGCATGGCGAGCAGGATTTCGTGAAGGTGTAAAGATGTCATTAGAAAGAGGTGTTCGTTTAGAAAATAGAACATTCAAGACCAGTATACATTGGAAAAATATGCAACGTTTATTAGTGTGGCTTAACATCGGTAAAGATTCTGACAACGGTGAATGGGCTATATTAGGAGCTCGTCAAGGTTGCTATATGACCAATTGCACTGATTGGGATTACATACAAGTTAGAGACTTTGAATACTTAACAGATTTCTGGAATGAAGAAGTCAACGGTATGACAACAGAAGAATTGTCTGATAAAATTACTTTTTATGGCAATGAATTGAAGAAACGATTAGATCTTGAAATTTGTGATCTAGATGCGGATGCCAGTAAATTTTTCAAAGGTGTCTTTAAAAATTCTAATAGATCAAATTATGGATTTTTGGAAAAAGAATGATTGATATTTTTTATCAAAAAAATAGCAAGGCGGCATCAATGCTACTTGAAAAGTATCCTAATGCAATTCCTGTAGAATCAATTGACGATTGTTATTCTACAAAATATTGTTGGTATGTTGATTATAATGTTACTTTAGACGTAAACTTTTCTTTAAAGTTTGTTATCAACGAGTGGGACGAAACTTACATACATCAATTTGAAAATAATGGTGTTAAAGGATTATACTTAATTCCCTATAGATACAAATTTAAAAAAGATTCGTATGGCGAATTTGAAAATAAAAAAATTATAGAATCTACATCAGTATTTTATAAACAACCAGAATACGATATCTTTTTTATAAGTTGCGGCGAACCGTTTGCTAACGAACATTTTCACATATTAAAAAATCGATTCCCAACTGCACAACGAGTAGACGGTGTAAAAGGTATATATGCAGCTCATAAAGTGGCGGCTATTAAGTCGTCAACTAGTCATTTCTGGGTCGTAGATGCTGATACAATAGTTTTAGAAAACTTTAAGTTTACTTATAAAGTTGATCCTGTAGAATTTGATGTTGTGCATATATGGCACAGTAAAAACGATATCAATGATGCAGTATATGGTAATGGTGGCATTAAATTATTACCAAAGTTTTTATTTGATATTGAACACACAGGCAAAGTTGATATTACTACAAGTCTAAGTGACCAGATAAAAATTTTATCAGAATTAGCTAGCATACATTGTATCGGAAACCGCCCCTATATTGCATGGCGCACAGGATTTAGAGAAGCAGTTAAACTAACACTACAAGACGACGCTGATAGTCAAGAAAGATTAAAAATCTGGATGACCAAAGGTCTCTCTAAACCCAATGGAGGCTATGCAGTGTTAGGAGCCAAGGCTGGCAATAAGTATGCATTATCTAATAGTTTAGATACACTAAAAATAGCCAAAATAAATGACTATGCATGGCTGCATA